CGGTGGAATATCCTTCATGAGCGTATCTTTGTGTCATGATCGTTTTGTAACACCATTGCACCCACGCCTCGAACCCGGATGCCTCTTTTAATTTTCCATCGTGAAGCGTAACAAAGTCTCCAGTATCAAAATCAAAAAAGATGCTGGGTTTATAACCTGCATCTTCCTCTTCTTCTGTATTTTCTTCCTCAGTTCCTTCATTCTCTTCATCTTCAAAATATTCTTCTTCATTTTCATATTCCTCTGGGAAAAGATTATCCGGCATCTTCTTCATCTCCTTCCACTTTACCGATCACAACGATTTCCTCTGCATCTGTCCAGATCAGTAATACTCGATCGCCATCACTTACTTTTGCATCAGATAACATCAAAAAATCGTCATCAGGTTCTGCACTTTCTGGATAAGAGTCAGGAAGAATCCCTCCGTCTTTCATAGTTCCAAGTTCTGCAACAACATCCGCTGCACTTTGGTTTCCTTTAGAAATCTGTTCGATTGCCCGGATAAAATTTTTTCTTCCATTTCTCTGCATAAAACTCTCCTTTAGTAAAAAACAACGTCCATCGTACCAGCAACACAATCATGCGTAATACTTTTTACTGTTTTATTTCCTTTCAGTCCAGCGGTACCACATCCAACATAAACGGTGTCTCCACGTTTGATCTTCGGATTGCTAATCGCCGTTACTATGTATTCATACTTAACCTTTGCACTGCTCTTCAATTTCTTTTGTGCTTGTTTCTTTATTTTCGAAAGTTTCTCTTTCTTGTCTTTATCCATAATTTCTTGGATCGTTCCAAACTTCGATGTATTCTTAGACATTGATGCAAGTTTAGGAATTGACTTTTTCTTTGCTTCTCCGTAGATCTTTATCTTTGTAACGATATCATCCATTGTTACTTTAACCTCTATGGATATTACATTCTTTCCTTCCTCAATCTTATAAATCGTTGTATTAGTATTGGCATACTTGACAATCACTGTAGTTCCTTCAATCGTAAAAATATATCGGCTGGAAAGTTTGCTTTTCGCCTTGTTCAGCACATATACGATCATATCTCCAATATTCTTCTGTACTGGTTTGATTCTTTTATTTTTGATTGATCCGTAACTGTATTTCAGTTTCAACTTCCATGCCGTACAGATTCTTTTTACAATCTCTTTTGTGCTTAGCCCCTTTTTGTAATAAAAATAGTCTTGAGATTTCATCATATAGATCAAGTAATCATAGGCTGTAAATGTTACTTTTTTTTCTGTATCGGTAACCCTGTCTCTATCCCAGATCACACCTCGAAACACTTCAAAATCTCCATGGCCAACATTCGCATATATGTATAATCGGTCTGATGGTTGAATCAATGTCGCAAGTGTTACACCATTTTTCGCAGCGTTCATTACTGTTAAGCTGACCTCTTTTGCCAGCGAATCAGGATCATCAGACATTGTCAGGTCCTGTATAACTTTCGATTTGTATAGATCGTATTCTTGCCCCGAAGCCGTCTTTACAACTGCTTTATACAGTGGATTTCCTAAACTTGGCATATCTTTCCTATCCTCCTATCATTTTTAACAGTGTTTTATAATCAGCAACACCAGTTACTGTTAATTTGTGCTTACGTTGGTAAGTTTTAATCGCTGTTACTGTCTTAGATCCGCAAGCACCATCCTGTTTGACTCCCACCATTTTCTGGACAAATTTTACGACCTGTCCTTTTCTTCCGGTTCGAATCGTGATCTTTTTCATGGCTGATTTCATCGAAGATGTCAGCTTTTTATCAACTTTCAGCTTCGAGTAGCCATCTTTATTCATTGCTTTCTTTAATTCCTCAACCTTGGAATTAGAAACTGATTTACTGCTTGGAACAGGAATCACAAGCACCTGACCTTTATAGATCGTATATTTGCTGATCTTTTTCTTTGGATGTTTCTTACGTTCCTTTTTATTCCTAGAATCAATCAGTTTCTTATTTGCATTATAAATAACCTTGTATTTTTTACTGGACCTAAGATATTTTTTTGCAAGTTTCCGTAATGTTTGTCCTTTCTTTACTTTGACCTTTTTCTTTGTTGTTTTGGTACTTCTTTTCGTTGAGGAAACACTTATTTTTTCGTAGTCGATAAATCTTACCGTGTAGTAATAATCATTCAGGCTTTTGACCGTAGAATCGTATTCTGAAACACGCATATCAACATTGATCTTCGTTCCTGTAATACAGACATTTACCACTTTCCCATACTTAGCCCAGTATTTCATCAGTGCATCTAAGGTTGCTGGATCAGTCCACTTACGAACAAATTTCATGCCTTTTCTTGCTTCTCCGGGGAAAAAACATTCCCAGCTTAGTTCTGAAAGATTTTTACCATTCGGAACACTAACCTGACCTAATTTATAGATATCATATTCTGCAAACTTACCTTCGATTGATGATTCAATTTCTTCAGGAATGATCGGAATTTGTATCTTCTGATCATTCCCTTTTGAATTTTTTCCAGTAATATATATGTCCATTTACATTACCTCCGCTGTTCTGTTACTTGCCGTTGATCCGATTGCATCTGCGATCGCCTGCATAATAGCATCTGCGATCTCTCCTTTAGAGTTTTTGATAGCATCAACTATGCCGTCATTTCCAGATGCATTGACGCTGATCGTAATACCACCAACATTGATCACTGGCTGACTGCTACCAGACGAAGCTTTTCCAGATCCGGATGATCCTCCAACAAGTCCACCTTTTGCATGCTTTGTAACGCCTAAAATCTGTCCTGCTTGATTCCAGAGAGATAATGCACGGCTTCTATGTCTAGAAAGTGGAATGACCATTTCGTTTCCTTCTTCTCCTAATTCAGAAACGATATGACCTCTGACCAGACTACCCTTCGCATTATGAAAGAACTTTCCATTTTTCGGTAAGGCTGTCTGTACTTTCGGTGCGGATGATGTCTTTTTGCTTGTTTTCTTTTTACCAGATTTTGAAGAACCGCTATTACTTAGATAACTTCCACTAGTAATACTTTTGATCGCACTTGCTTGTGCAGCGGTTGTACTTGCTGCGGATGCAATCGTTGAGGCTGCGGATGCTAAAGCACCTGCAAGTGATAATGCAGAACTTCCAGCACTTTGTAAGTTGCCACCAGCTGCAAGCGACATAGAACCCATCGTTCCCAGCATTCCTCCAGCTGTTGCGGACTTTCCACCTAAGCTGCTGACTTTTCCACCAGCTGCATTCGTAGCACCTGAAAAAATCTTTGTCGTCTTTGATCCAACATTCGTTTGTTTTGTGTTTTTCTTATTCTCCTCGTAAGCTTTCTGTACGGAACTTGCCAGTTCTTTGTATTTTGCTCCTTTTGGATTAACACTGCTAATACTGTCTTTACTGTATTTCCAATATTCCTGACTCTTTGCCGTCATAGAATTACTGTTTTTCAGTGCATTCTTTCGGCTGGATACAAACTTTCTAAGGGAGTCGCCGAACTTATTTCCTTTTGTGATTGCACCAATTCCACCAATTCCAGCACCAATAAATGCTCCCGGAACTGCTCCAACACCACCAAAGGCAGCTCCTATGGCTGCTCCGGCGGCTGCACCACCTCCAACCATTCCAAATTTCGTGCCACCTCTATAGGCTTCCTTCTTCTTCG